ATAAGGATCGTTTTCAGGAGTATACTCCTCTTGTTTTTCAAAAAACTCACTCAAACTACTTTGACAATCAGGTGGTTCAGGATCTTTATAACCCTTCATCTTCTTCCACTTATTATGTAGTGCACCCATCATCCAAGACTGAGAAAGACTCTTTGGTCCATTCTCAAGCAGATCTAACTCATACCTATTAGAGGTATAACCCTTATACTCTTCTCTCCAATTGGAGTCGTCATAAGGTTTTTCTGTCATGAAGTAAGACCCTCTTTCTTTAATTTATCATAATTAAAACAACCTTCAAAATTTAATTTAATTTTGGGTCCTTTAGTATAGTTAAACAGCAACAATTCTTTTCTTTGATGTTGCTCCCTCATATACTCACCTACTGATCTCAATGTATATGTATGCTCAAACTCAGCAGCATTCCAATTCTTGAATCTATCTTTAACCAATTGATCTGAATTATAACTAATCAACATTGGAATATCATACTTATCACAATCTGCTGCAAACTTATCATGATCAAATCCTTTATGCATTGATCCTTTCTTTCCATAAAGGTTATCCTTAATATCATAAGGAGGATCTAAGTACATAAAAAGCCCATCATGATTATCATTTTCCATGAGATATTCATAGGAATATTGATTAATATGCCAATGAGAAATTAAACTAGAATATCCTGGTA